AACACAGCACCCCATTTATGTGTGGCATCACCTAGGTCACGCAGATCATCCGTGGTTGGACGAAGGTCAGTATCGAGAGTTTCAAAGTTTATAGGGGTAAGGCCACTTCCGCCACCTATAGTAGCGATTAAAACATCAAAATTTTCATTGATCAGTGTGAATGCTTCATTAACATCACTCCATAATAATGGAGGTGCTCCTGGTGATATGTTGTTATTAAATGCGGTGGCTGTGATTAAACTGCTGCCATCTGAAATCACAGTCTGTGATAAATTCACAGTCCATAAACTGCCTGATCCAGAAACGATAAAAGTACCTTGTAATACTCCAGTACCATATAGAGCATTTCCTACTGTGATCGTACCTGATACCAACGAAGTTACAGTAAGGGTAGTTCCTGTGATAGACCCTAAAAATGTTGCTGCCATTATGTTCTCCCTACCGCTATTTCGACTAATCCAATATGGTCTGAATCGTAGTCCTTGATTGCTTTACCGACCACTGTACCTACTCGAATATCCCCGTTGGCAGCTACCGCCACACCTGCTATTCCTGAAGTTATCAATATATCTCCTTTGCGGATCTTACCAACCACTTTACATGGTACACGTCCCTGTAAGGCCACTAGATTTTTCAGACCTGGGCAAGCTTCAAACATGGTATAGGCTGCTGTGTTTGAGACAACGCCTGCCACTCTGGTGTCACCTTTCACTGAGCTGACAGTGACTTCTTTATCACCGCCAAACACCAGTACGGTACCTACTTCGTACTGTTCGTCGCCTTCATAGTTTTCTGCCAAGTCAGCGGAATATGTGGCCTGAAGTCTCGATTCATTAGGTGATGTACCTGTGAGTGTCCAACGTCCTGTGATCGTACCAGAGGTAGTATTGCCTCCAGTGGTTATTTCTGTAACCTGTGCAGTGGTCGCCGTAATAGTCGAACAAGTTATAGGTGCGTTTGCTGCGCCAGTCTTGTTCTTAAATTCATGTGAATCATTCCAATATGCAATTTTATTGTTGGCAGCAACTGCGGAGTCACTCTGTATGTATATGCCCATATTAGGACTATTGAAACCAGAATATCTAATGTAACCACCAGAACCACCAACAGTAGCTGTGTCTATAGCTACATATGTGTCAATTTTATATTGCTGTGCGTCTATTACTCTACCGCCAAAGTCTCCATTGACGTCTCGCTGGATGACTTCAGATGCACCTACAGACGCAGATGATCCAGCACTAGAATTAATAACACTATAATCAACGTCTGCGGTGCTACTGCTAGCACTGGTGCGTTTAAGAAAACCTACGCTTGAATACTGATTTTTCTTAATTGCTCCACCTTCGTCTACCACTGTGGTAAAGGCCACTGCACTGGGGTTGGCACTGGATACCGTTGAGTTTCCTACCAGTGTGTCCGGTGCCAGTGCTGCCAACTTGTTAATGGCAATAGCAGCCGAGGCACTAATGTCACTGTTGACAATACTTGTAGCGAGATTTAATTTTGAATATGCGATAGCAGCAGCAGCGTTAACATCTGTGTTGACAATACTGTTGGCGAGATTCAATTTGCTATAAGCAATAGCAGCAGCGGCATTTACGTCTGTGTTGATAATTGATCCGGCTACAATCTGTGCATTGACCTGATTAAGTGCAGAATCTACTCCTGGCGTAAGATCAAAAGAGATATCACCGACGATTCTTGCATTTATCGCACTGTTGCCAGAGCCAGTGAATATCAGTGTGTCACCTGCTTGGGCATTTGTAACGGTAACATCTTGGAAATTATCAAAAGTCAAACTGCGTAGATTGACCACATCCTGCGGATCAGTTGGATCCTGAAGGTCCACAATCTTGTTGTTGGCCATGTTTATGGTGCCCTTCATGGCCAACGTGCCGTTAAGAGCTAAGAAGCCGCCTGTTATTGAAGGAATTAATTGTCCGCTAGATACTGCCGATCCATCATGTTGCATACCTAATCTACGTTCAATGTAGATACGTGCAGCATTTTCTGTAGGCACAGTGTCTGTGGCGTTGTCAGTGAATCCAGAATCTGTCGAGAACTCACTGATAGGCACACCCCGTTTGAAACCAATACCATCCAAGTTACTCAGAGCGATGCTGGCAGCAAACGTCACTGTTCCTGTACCTTGGTCGACTCTGAAATATGGACCTACGGAGAAATTACCAAATTGATCAGTGGTAACATAAAACACGCGACCCACGTCACGTTCTTCGACCTCGGTGTCTTCGTTGAGAGCGTTTACGCTTGGGCCGTAGATTTCTTTAGGATAGTTGGTATCAGCATACGAACCTGTGCCTATTTCTAAGAGATCATGACTGGTTACGCGAGTAAGAGAAATACGTATAGTTAAACTTCCTATAGCACCATTGGTTCGTATAGGCACAGCACTTTTTGCACTATAAACTTAGAATTAGTTACTCTGCTGACACTTTGATCCGGTACAGCTACCACAGCAAATGTGGTATCACCTGCTCTGCCCTGCACCCTGCTTACAGTATGAGTACCAGTCTGTGAACCAGCTGTAGCTATCCCACTTGCTGCTCCAGGTGATATTGCCAGGGTGAACGTATCAGGTGTGGGCGTGGATTGCACAAAATAATTGATGTTTGCACTCAATCCGCCAGGCAATGTGCCTGTGGTTTTAAATCTAATAACATCGTCAACAGCAAAGCCGTGCGCAGTAGTAGTCACTACTCCGGGCGTAGCAATAGTTATTGTAGCATCCAGTTCTCCCCCAGCTACCGCGGTCATGGTGCCTGAAGCCGTGCTAAGAGTAACTGCGGCACCGCCTTGCGTGGCGCTGACAGTGATTTTAGAATCAGGAACCACACGACCTGCAGTAGCAGGAGTTGACGATATAGTTCCGCTTGATCCTGACGTATAGGTAAACGTAGTGGCATTGGTAACAGTGATAACCACTGCGTTGTCTGAATCTAATGCAGTACTGGTTGTATTGATATCTACGGTCTGTCCAGAAGCCAATCCGTGATTCACTGATGTCACTATAGTAGCAGTAGTACCAGATCTAGCCACTGTAGCAATTGGAATGTTGGCACTAAATGGACTTGACCTTACATAGTATACGGTGCTGGCTGTAATGCCACCGAATGTAGTGCCTGCAAACACTATAGGCATTCCTGGTTTAACCTGATAACTAATGGTGCTGAGAGTAATTAAATTAGTGGTCACAGTGGTGTCTGTGGCAACTAGACTGTAGGTAGCTGCCACACCTGGTTGCCAAACAGTCAATTCAACATAGTCGTAGTTTTCTCTGAGATTGGTCTTGGTAAGTCCTTCGTGCTTGAGACTGAATGTTCCCGATCCAGCAGAGCTTGTGTTGATCGCCGTGCCGTTTTTGGTTAAACTTATTCTAAACTCAGTATCAGTCAAGCCATCTGGCAGCACATAATATTCTTGTTCAGTCACTATGCCTGTAGGCAGTGATCCAGCTGCGCTGACCAAAAAGCTGATGGTGTAATTTTCTATCAGCTTGTGTGTTTTTACACCTTGTATGGTTAGACCAGTACCGTTAGTTAGTGCTTGAACACTACCTCCGGGAGATGTGCTTACAGTGAACTGATTGTATTCTGGAACTGAGATTACATAATATGTAGTACCACTGATAAATCCATTGGCAGTGGACGTAGGTATAAATTTATCGCCTAGTTTCAGTTTGTGATTTTGTGCCGTGGTGCACAGGCTGCTGTCGGTGATATCAGTGATTGTCAGCAATACCTTGATCACTGCAGGAGAAGCATTGGTTATACTCACTGGGTATGGACCGTTCTCATCTTCCACAGCCGTAAACAGTAGAACACGATAAACCAATTCTCCAGTTTCACGAAGTTTTAGGCCAGTTGATGGTCTAACAGCTACATTTTCAAGTCCGCCAGTTAGTATCAGTTGTCCATTGTTCCTCAGGGTCATTACTGTGTTATCGGGTACGATCGCAGCTAGTCCTTCACTTTCTGCGGCTCCTGTGCCTGTGGTTAGATTTAGACGTACCACTCCTGCGGGGAAGGCATCTTCCTGTGTAACGCTGGTAACCGGATATTTAAAAATTCCTATACTTCCGCCGTGATCGACTTCTAGTTCTGACCCTCCATTCGGAAGATAGTCATATGCATAAACATAGATAAACAACCCCTCGAACGTATTAAGGTAGGTAACTCCATCGTTATAACATTTTACTTTCTGGGCGAAGTCTTCAAAAACACTTGTTGGGGTTGGTACTTCTAGTGGATCGAATCCTTCTGCCACCAAGGCATAATTACCATGAGCACTGGATCCACCTACTGATCTGATCTGCGCACCATTGAGACTGTAGTAACTGATGTGACAGTAGTAGGTAAACATGCTAACTGCTTCTACCAAGCCGCCGTTAGTAGCTGCAATACCGTAGCCTAGGTCGTTGATCTGTGTAAAGTCATTACACAACAATGATCTATTACCTGGCATCAGTATTTCATAGATTCGTTGATAGCTGTGAACACCCGAACCAGCACTGGTAGTGGCCAGTTTAGTGATTGTTGTTGTTTGCACTACACGTCCAGCTGGTTTAGGAACTTCTCCTATAGTACCAGTGGTATTAGATACGTAGGTAAATGTTGTGGGATTCACAACAGTGATAACCTGTGCATTATCCCCATCTAGTACAGTAGCGGTATTATTAATATTAACTACAGATCCATTGACTAATAGATGTGTAGTGGAACACACAATAGTGACTAAGCTACCAACCCTTGCCACGGTAGCGATAGGAATTATACTGCTAGGAGCAAACAATGACACTGTGATATTGAACGTGTTATTGGTAAGTCCGTCCTCGACTACAAAATATTCCTGACCAGCGACTATCCCGCCCGGCAGTGTGCCAGTGCTACTGAATACCAAGGTAGCTCCGGGTTGTAGTCTATGATCAGCTCTGGTTATTACTGCTGGCGAACCAACGCTGATAGTGCAGGTTTGTGTGCCTGCAGGACGAGTAAATGGATTTGTGTCGTCTAATACAAGATTTGCTGTAGACCCAGCAGGATTGTACACAAAGTCTCTAACATAATTGACACGGAATACACCATCATCTACTAAGAACGAACATGGCAATTGTGGAAATCTATCCAGTCCTGACACACCTAGTGTGAGAAAATCTCCGCTGGTAGTGTTATGGCGGAACTGCAGATTGCCTGCAAACCCGTCCACAAACATACCACCTGCAAACACTTGGCGATCTTTGCTTCTAGAGAACGAAGCACATTCTTGGAAGTAGGGAGATTTGGCTAAGATCTGGCCTGAAGGATCCAACACAGCCATGAATCCGCCATGTCCTTGTGCAGTGATGGCCTGCCAGCGTACGGCATCATTGGCCAAGAATACATCCATGTCATCATTGTTTTTAGGCGTGTTCACACTGCCATATCCTGGTCCGCTTTCATCTATGATATCGTTGATTGCAGTTATCAAACTGCCAATAACACTATCTGCGCCCACTTCAGCTACAAAGGCCTGATCTATGATCTGAGGAAACAACTCGTTATATATAGGTGTGATCACAGTGTTGTCTATGATACTCTGCATCAATAGATTGAGTTTAATCAATACTTCTTGATACTGTTCTAATTGTGCAGTGATAGCAATCAGCGCACTGTCACTTTGATAGTATTTTAAGGCAGCACTTACTGTGCGATTATATTCGCCATACTTAAGGTCAAACACTATGGCATCAACAATCAGTCCAACATCACGTTCACATAACGATCGGTTATATTCGAAATTATACCAGATAGATCCAACGATGGCTGTAGTGATATTATTGTTGATCCATGCTACAATTTCTTTTTGTATAAATGTTCTGTTTAGATCTAACAGAGCAGCGGCTGCGTCGTAGTTACCAGGATTGTTGATAGGTGGATATACCGGAGCTTCTGAATCTGAAAGATAATGATAGGCAAACAGTTTGGTAGCAGTAGATAATCCATCAATGGTTAAATCTCTACGGAATTTTTGGAAAGCCCACGGACTTGAGCTGATGCCCGGACGAGGCCTGAATACTACTCTACGGAATTCATCTCCAACGATAGAACAGTTCTGTGGTACCTTTAACGGATAGTTTTCGTAGTACTCACCACTTTCTACCAAGATTGCAATTTGGATGCTTTTGCTGATATCGCCATAACTTATGACTTCGTCGATGATAAAGGTTCCAAATTTTATGTCTACGTCAAATATTTCATTGCCGTCGCTATCTAATGCACCCGAGTGCGCCAATATCTGCGCCAGTGCTCCGGAAGTTTCCCCTCTTAGGAAAAGTCCTTCACGTATATCTCTGCCACGTATAGCTTCCGGAGTATTAGTTAACACATCTCCAGTAAAGTCAGTACGGTATCCATCTGTGCGGATACGGAATCGAGGAAGACTTACTTCTAACAACGGTGTAGAAATGAATCCAGATCCTTTGTCGGTGATGGTGATACTGGTAATGACGCCTCCAGACACCACTGCGGTACCGAATGCACCTGAACCGCCTCCACCAGTGATACGTACAGACACTAGACTGTAACCAGAGCCACCACTAGTAATAGAGATTGAAGCTACTTTATAAGTGAGATCGAATGTGGCTCCTGCGCCAATTGCTCCTATTCCTGGAGGAGCTGCAGAGGTTGAAATAGTAGTAGCCACGGCAGTTGCACCAGGTAGTGTAGTTGCTACATATACTCCCGAAGATATGATTCTAAATGTAGATATAGCACCAGGAGTGGTTAATGTAGTCAACACTTCTATAGTTGCAATACCTGTGCCGACACCACCAGTGACAGATAGTATATCTCCTGGATAATAGTTTGTGCCTACACCGTTGATTTCAGCAGTGTCCACACTCATTCTTAAAACACCAATGAAGCCCGAACCTGATCCAGGAGCTTCTCCGATGCCATCCAAAGTACAGGTGCCTAGACCATCGTTAAATGTTAGTATCTTTTTGTAAGGTCCAATTTCTGCAGGACCTTCTAATACTAATTCTTCTGCACGTTTTAGTGCAGCTTCAAGAGTTCTATAGGCATAGGCCAATGCACGACCCTGTAACGCCTTAGAAACACCGGGTCTATCATCAGCACCGCTGAGAGCCACATAAAGATTAACTGAGCTACCAAACGCAGACGAATCTACATACTGTTTAGTAGCTGCAATTAACCCACCATAAAGTTCATCATCATCAGGTTCGGGGCTGCGTGATAGAATCAGTGGACCACTCATAGTACCTAACGATCCGTCCACTAGACCTGTTTCTGGATTTATAGCATTTACCCCGGCTCTGGCTATCTTAGAATCTGCATAGGCCTTATTAACTAATTCATGTTTATAGATAGGATTTAATGGTGTAATTGTCGTACCGGCATCTACAATCCTGTATTGATCACCGCCAGACCTCATAGATAAATCACCGCCTAACTGTGGTGAAGGATCAGCTACAATTTCTGAAAATTCACTGTTAATGGTAATTTCGTTAGGATTTGTAGTAAAGTCTATGCTGACTCCTGAGCCACCCGCTAATCTTTTAAAAGTCAATCCTGATTCAGTATTATTAATAGTGACTAACGGAGTCGATCCAGTGACGGGATCATTTTGACCAACATATGCTTGGGGTGTGTCACCTAGACCGATAAAGGTGAGATTTTCACCTAAACCTAGAGAACTGTAAAGTTCTCGAAAGTTATCGTTGACCTTGCGGAACGAATCTCTTATGCTATCACCGGTGCCGTCATTGCCGATAGCACCGATATCAATTGTCTTTCTTGCCATAGTTTTTCCTAGGATTAGCAGTTGCTGAGTGTATTTAGCCCAAAGTTTTATAAGCCTAATGTAAATACATTATGTTCATCAAAACAGAAATCCAACAGAATCATTATGTTAGACTCAGTAAACTAGGACATAGGCATGAATATGTGAGAAACAAAATCGCAGTGATTTTGAGATGCGACAGCTGTGACCGGGAATTTACTCGAGATCTCAAACACATGGATAAGAAGCGTCTCAGCAACAATTATTTTCATTGTTGTGCTGACTGTGATAGCAAACGATTTGCTCAACGAATAGGAGTGGAGCAAAAAGCCATCTGGGATATGCCCGCAAGTACTACCCTACCCGTAAGCAAGTACTAAATATTAATCCAAGGAGAATTCAAAATGGAAATCTTATTAGCGATTGCGATAGTAGCGGTTATCGGTGCTCTGGTGTATTTTAACAGAAGTTCTAAGAGTCTTGATATTAACAATGACGGCAAGGTCGACGCTGCAGATGCAAAGACTGCTGTTCAAAATGCAGTAGAAGGTGTAAAATCTTCAGCTGATATTAATAAAGACGGTGTAGTAGATACGGCTGATGCTGCTGTGGTTGTGGAACAGGCTAAAACAGCAGTGAAGAAGGCAGCTACAAAAACTAAAACTGCTGTTAAGAAAGCAACAGGGCGTGGTCGTAAGCCACAGACCCAGAAATAATCTTTTTGGCCTGTTCGTAAAGTGCGAAGCTGGCTAGATTTTTGGCCTTGCTTTCGCACATGATATCGAATTGGTCTCTGAAGGTCAGCGCCCACTCATTGACCGCAGTGTTCCAATAGAATTCACTGTGTGCCCGCAGTTTGGCTTTTTTGTAGCCTTGCTCTAAGAGGGTCGAAAGATCGGGGCGGATGTGTCCGGGATGAGCAACAAGGCAGTCTTCCCGTGATACACTATAATGTATGACAGGGCGCACACCACGCCAACTATCAATAATCCCTTTAACACGGTCGTCAGTGCTTTCAATATATTCTCCAGTTTTAATCCAATGGTGATGTATGTCTAAGACCAAAGCACAGTCTTTTACCAGTTCAAGACTGTGTTCTATGCCCCAGGTCATTTCATCGTTTTCTATAGTAAGACAGTTGCGGGCTTCGGGAGTCATCCGTGCCAAAGCACTGCGGATACCGGTTGGACCTTGTCGGCCAGCGATATGCACATTGATCTTAAAGTCTTGAAATGTTTTACCAAACCCCATCCAGCGAGCCATATCCACATGATATTCAAACTCCTCTATGCTACGATCAACAATATCGGGATTATCAGATGCCAGCACAGTAAACTGGCCAGGGTGAAAACTGAGACGAACACCACGATCTCTAGCAATACGCCCCACCTCAGCAAAATGCTGTTGGGCATATGCGACCACATGGCCTTGACGCCAAAACCAGCTGTAATTACGCTCAGTATAAACAGGCAGCACATCACTGCCAATACGGACCATGCGAAGTTCGTCATCTAAGGTACCTACTCTTTCTACAAGTTTGCGAACTGATTCAATGTTTCTTACCATGAGATCCCATAGTCTCTGCTCTGCTACATCAGCAGTCTGTCGTTTAAGCCATGCCACTGTAGTCGACCCTGTATTAAGCTCACGGTCTCGAGCATTGATTTTCATCCCGTCAACTTCGGAAGGATCGTTGATCCATTTACAGGCAAATCCTATGCGTTTAACCATTTACAGTATCCTGTTTTAAATAACTCATTACTCGTTGCTGATCGTCTCTGATATACATCATTGATAGGTTCATCATTTGATACGCATGATCTAAATCGGCCGGTATAACCAAAATACGACCTTCGTAGATTTCTTGTAGTTTCAAACGACATTCGTGATCAGTATAGGTAATACTCATATCACTCTCCAGCTAAACCTGAAATAAGCAGTTCACGTTCTGTCATATAGGCCACAGGTTTGATCCAGCCACGATCAATGCATTCAGATAATATCGACCTGTACTCTCGTGGACATAGTATTGAAATTTCGAATCCTGCTCTACCACAGGTTGTAAACTTATCAACGATACGAAAACGAGGGTCGTCTCGTTTGATTGTGCGAATTTGGCTGTGATGAGTAGTAATTGTCATACTACAAGTATAACATCATCACCGCCAGTTGTCAACTACAAACTTATCCTGCACCGCACAGGGATTTGGATCGCCGTGGAACACCGCCACCGAGCATTCTGGATCGGGAATAACATCATTGCGAACCGTGGCGAATGTGCGTTTGCCGTTGTTCATGGTGAGTTCACTGCGATTTCGGATTTCCCATTTGTAACTCATGATCCATTCTTTGGGCCAAAATTTTATCGCACCTTGGCATAATTTCCAAATCCAATCCTGATCTCCCTGCAGTCTCTGTGCATCTCTGGGATTGGTTTGGAACTGCGTCCAGATATGGCTCTGGGTGCCGTGTTCCCAGGCCATCACAGAGCTGTTGAGATATCGCCATGAAGCATAGAATTTTCTGTTGAAATCATGTATGCCTATGAATTGTCCGGGACAATATACCGTGAGTTTGTCTATGTTGGCATGGATGACTACATCTAGATCGAAATATAATACTCGGCCTCTCAAGGGTAGATTGGGATCAAACATGTGTACCTTGTGCCACCAACCTCTGGGATAGTTGGCGTTAGGCTGGACGATGCTGCGAACACCTTGTATGGGATGTTGGTCATCTGTAAGACACACCAGTTCATAAGGCACAGTGATGTGCCTTGCTATCATGTTGCGTAGTCTTTCTACGTATTCGCGGCCATACTTATTGCCGAATCTCACACACAGGATAGTGATCTTGGTATTGGGATCGAGATTGGCCACTATGGCTGCATATTGATGTGCGGCTTTAGCGGCTTTGGCCTCTCGTTTAATCCTTTTACGTTCTTCTTTTGACAATTCCATCTATGGCAACCAAGTCTTCTAAAAGCTGTTTTAACTGATTTAATGGAATCATGTTAGGTCCATCTGACGGAGCGTTATCTGGATCTTCATGTGTTTCTACAAATACACCTGCTAGACAGCGCATCAAAGACCACTGGATAGCCGGTGCTAGCCATAATGGGTAGGCTACGCATATCCACAACAAGATTATTATATCCATGAGTGTATCCCCTTTCACATAACATGATACGTTGATTGCCAGTTGATGCTATTTTTTCAGCAACATTCCGCATATCATGCGGAGCAAGAAACTGACCTTTTTTAATATTGACAGCACAGCCAGTAGCACCTGCTGCTAGCAACAGATCAGTTTGTCTACACAGAAATGCAGGAATCTGTATGACATCTATACCTGCATCTGAGACCAACTGTGCCTGATAGCTTTCATGTATGTCGGTAAGCACAGGTACATCTAATTCATGTTTGATACTGTTGAGAATTTTCAAACCTTCGTCGATGCCAATACCGCGTTGGGTGCCTAAACTAGATCTATTGGCTTTGTCGAAGCTGCTTTTATAGACTAAATCGATATCTAGATCATCGCAGATTTCTTTTATAGCACCAGCAGTGTGTTCTGCATGTGTTTGGCTTTCTATCTGGCAGGGGCCAGCGATTAGGAATATTTTATTTTCGTTGCTGGCAACGATTCTATTGATAGCAAATGTACGCATAAAACTATTTACCAATGCCTAATGACGTTGGCAATAATAAACAGGCAGGTGACAACGTGGATGATGACCCAAAAAGTTTTTAAGAACAGTGCTATTCTTGCTTCCCGGACAGTAAGAATAGGAACATCCGGACGATCTTCGTCTGTCTGTCCCATTAGGTGCCCGGTCGCCCGAGCCCATATGCGTTCAAAACTGTTCATTTAACACTCACGTATAATAGGAATGTCGCCTTCGTATGTGGCAGAATTGCCTGCGTGTTCAAATACTTCTACAGATTTTATACGCACTGTTGGATTCAGAGGATAACGATGGTTACCGTTCTTCAACAACCAATCCATCTTATCATAGCACAATTTAGCAAACATTTCGCAGCCTACTCCCGGCACAACACGTAGATCACAAACACCAGATCTGCGATATGGTTCTACCTGCACACGATCTGCGTTACCATCATGTTCTGGATTTGAACTCCATCCACTCATCTCTTTGAAACGATCTAATAAAGGATCATCTTCAGCGATCACAGTGGTGTGATCAAACATGTGATCGGCCCAGGCTTTAAAGTCTTTGAGGCCACCGAAGTCCATGCCCCAATTCTTTTCGTCTAGAGTATCACATTCAAAAATCAATCTTATTCCGATTGAGTATCCGTGTAGTAGTGAGCAATGGCTGTGTGTGGCACGCCATTGTCTAAAGCAGCATGACAGACCTCTATCATTGCCGTAGGTTTTCGTTGAAAGATATTTCGCCATCTCTTGCCTCCTATGCATAAAGCGAGTAAGTTTGACGACATGCAGAGTTTATAAAGCGGGATGAATGACGTAAAAGTCCGCTGTGCCTGTGT